CTGGCAGTTCTTTTTATCTCTGCTTCCCTTGCCTTTGGGTTCTTAGCTCCAGATACATACTTCTTTGGAACACCACCTTTCGTCTTGGGAACAGGATCAAACTTTCGCATCAATGTTCTTTTACTTCGCATTACTTACCAACTTCTTTTTGTGCCTTCTTATGTGCAGTAGAAAAAGAATCTCCCTTCATCATCAAGGTTCGCATCATCCTCATATGTTTTAGCGAATGATGTTTCTTATGTTTTTTTAGAGTATCCTCTTGTCGTTTAGTAAGTTTACTCATATCACTTTTTCTTTTTTTTTCCGTTCATTGGTTTCTTTTTCTTTCCGTAATATCCTGGCATGGTTGCTCCTTTCTTTATGTTGCTATCTCTGTCCAAATAACTGTACTAGGTGAACCAGATTGCGAATTAGATGCACTTTGATTAATTGTCAATGTACCTGATGAAGTCTTACCTTGACACTTTACAGGTATAGCTGAACCATCAGAGTTTGTTATACTTGTAAATATTGTTGAAGGCATGTACGCATTATTATTCATAGATGTACTATTGTAAAAAATATGTGTAGCTGTTGGTGTACTTCCTGTTGTTGATAAAAAATCCGAACCATCTACTATCCATTTGTAATATGTATATGTATTAGTTCCAGAATCAAAATTTGCAACACCAGATATAAGCACAATGCTACTTGAACTTGATGGTGTAAAACTACCGAAGTCTAAATCATCTGCATAGGAAGTTGCACTTGACCTTGTGGAGTTTGCGGTTATCTGTGTAATTTTGTGACTTAATACTTTACCTCCTACACCACTAGGCAATGCAGTTATGCTAGATAAAGTATTATTGGATGCTCTAAGTATTGCCATACATTACTCCTTTGGATATTTCTTTTTTATTGCAGTAACATTTTCTTGCCACTTGGTTAATCCATTTTCTGTTATATATTCAATTTGTTTTGCAACGCTACCATATTCTGCCACTCTATTTTGTATTGCTGTTGCTTCTTTTTCAAGTTTATCTGCATCAGAATCCTTTGTTTTAAGTTGGTCATCTGTTGGTTTAGCTTTATCTTTTATATTCCATTGAGCAATATATGCACCTTTACCATCATCTTGTACAATTACATCTGTTGTAAAATCAACAGTTTTACCCATATATGCTTCTATTTGTTTTGTTAAACTTGCCATATCTAATCGCCTATTTTAAATCCTGTAAACCAACTTCTGTGTCTTTTAGGTGTTGATGTATTATTGGACTCATAAATATATGGTGTGCTTGATGTAATATTAACATAACAATAAACTTCAATATAATCATTAACTGCTAAATCTAGTACCACAGTATTTGATACACCATCAAAATATCCCAAACCATCACCAGTACCAGAAGGAGCTTCATGTTTATTTGATGTTCTTATATGCTCAGAACCATTTTTATAAAACGCAACTGATACATTATGTTGAAGATAATTGTTTGCTGCATTTTTAACCATACAATGAGTAGATAAAAAATATCTTCCAGCTTCTGCACAAGTAAACCTATGATTAGTTGCTTTATCATAAACACTACTCGCATCGAACTCTTCTTCATCAAATTGTACTTTTACAAATGTTTGGTCAGTTAAGTTATGTTGTGTTTTTACATAAGCAAAAAAACTCGGTGCGTTACCTCCCACAGCACCAAAAGATAGATTACCACTACCATCTGTAACTAATGCTTTGTTCGCACTCGGTGCTGTGCTCGGCAAAGTTAATGTATATGATTGAGATGCTGAATGAGCTGGACTTTTTATCTTAACACCATGAGAGTTTTGCGAACAGTTGAGTTGCAGAGTTCCATCGGTTGTACCATCTCCTTTTATCTGTAATCCCGCAGCACTTGACGTTGATACGAAGTTCGTCTTAGCATTTGTTACTGTCGCATCTGATGGAGTGCCTATATTTAAAACATCTCCGAATACTCTGATCTCATTTAGGACATCGCCTGTAGTTGCTGCCGAACTTAGTGTCAAAGTATGTCCATTGATTGAATATGCGGACGCTGGTTGCGGTACTCCATTAATAATAACCAACATATGATTTACAGATTGTGGACTAAAGTTTGCTCCATCCAACTGCATGGTATATGCACTCTGTCCATTAGATAATGTTATAGAATCAAGTACATGGTAAGCACCGATAGTTGGTTGTTGTCCTAGGTATCCCATTACGAATCCTTTAAAGCTGTTATTGTTAAGGTTGGAACTACTACATCTGATGACCCCGCACCATCAAAAAGTTTTAGTATATGAAATTGTGATTGATTACCGCTATCGTATTCTCTTGCTTGTAATTTCATTATTTTTGCACTTGTCCAAGAAGTTATATCTCCGTGTGCTGTGTTTGCTCCACTTGCACCACAATTAATTGTATATTCAAAAGTAAATCCACCAGCCAAATAGTTACCATAAAATGTTCTTCTTGCATCTGTTACTTCAGCACCATCTAAATAAAATCTTACGTGAGTTCCGTGATAATTAGCTGTATCGTATGATATTTGAGAATAAAATTTATAATTTACTCTAGTTGTTCCACTTGGAGGAGTATAATTAATACTAGAACCCGTAACATCAGCATAAGAAGTTGTGCAATCTTGTCCACTAGTTATATCTGGCATTGTATATGTTCCGCTAGGTACTGTTACTTGTGTACCATTACAAGGACTAGATAACATTTCTATAATATTACTACCACCAACACCACTAGCTAAATCACCACTTGCAATAGTACCATCCGTTATCTTGGCACTTGTTACAGAACTGTCAGCTAACTTCGCTGTCGATATTACACCATCTGTTATATCACTTGCAGTAAGTAATGTAGAAGCTGGGGAAGATCCTAAATAAGGCACTAGGTAATCTCC